CTCGTTGCTCATTGGCTTTCATTGACAAAAACGGATCAGTATAGGTATTCAAAGCCAGTATATGTCGAAACATATCATGGCTCATACCTAGTAATTCGTCTAAATCTTTTTGTGTTTCTCTCATATCACCTTGACTGTCGTCGGTGATTTCACTGGCCTGTTCTTGATTATTAACAAAAAACTTCATAACAGTGGGTTTACGCCCACGTTCGATTCGATAATCAGTGCCGTCTTTGTTAAACGTCAACGTGACTAACATGTTTTTATTATTAATCTTGTTGATTAAGTTATCTTTTTTAATGTTAGTCAGCGCCTGACCATACAATGCAAAGCTCAAAGCATTAACAATGGTAGTTTTACCGGTGCCATTACGGCTTCCGCTGTCGTCTCCACCTTGGTCTAAGTTCTCGCCTAGCACTAATGTAAGCTGTTCTCGATCAAAGTTCACAGCCTGAGTCTGGTTACCCACGCTCATAAAGTTTTTAACTGTTAGTTCTTTTATATGAATCATAAATTATTATAGATACTCAACAATACTTTTGTATCAAAAGTGTCGCTTTCAATGTTTACTAGTTGATTGCTAACGATCTGATCGACGCTTTCGAAGCTTTGAACGTCAATGCTGGTATTCATTTCCACTTCTTTCTTCTCAGGGATTAGTGTCAATTCTCTAATATCATAATCGTTTACAAATTTTTCTTTGATAAAGCTAGCTTCTTCATAGCTAATGTCGATGTCTAATGTAACACGGAGGTGCATTTTGCTTTTTAACAGTGCATCTGCTTGATCAATTAGTTGACTTAGTTTAATAGTTCTAAACTTAGGACAATCTTCCCAGTTAATATATTCTGGTTGACCACCCCATTCTAACATCATCATGCCGCGCTCATCGTCCCATGTATCTGCATAGTTGTGAGGAAACGCATTGCCAATATAGATCATATTACGTTGTTGTTGACGTTTGTGAAAGTGTCCACTAAAGCCTAACTCATAATTTTGAAAACTATCTAACTGTATTTCTCCGTGATCTGGCATTTGCACCATTGCGTTCATAAAGAAACTAGGCAATTCAAAGTGACCAAAGATATACTTGCCGCCTTTCTTACCTATTGAACGCCATTCGTCACCTACTAACCATGGGCATAATGTTACATCGCCTATAGTCATAGGTTTATGAACCACAGTAACACCTGGGATATATTTGCCAAACTCTACACTGTGAATGTCACGCTTGTCTTTGTAGTATAAATCATGATTGCCTGGAAAGAAGAAAAACTGGTCAAAGGCTGCACCTAATTTTTCTAATGCCCTAAGACTGTAATCCATAGTGGTAATGTTTAAACTATTACGATTATGATGCCAGTCGCCCATAAAGATTCCGGTCTCACACCCGTGTTCTTTAGCCTTGGTAATATACCAATCTACAAATTCTTCACAATCTTGATTGTGAACTGCTGAATTACTTTTTAATCCAAAGTGTATGTCTGTGAAACATGCCACCTTTTTAAATAGGTTGCTCAATGTGAATTCCTCCTTTGCTATTATACAACATTATTGCGATAAGATCAATCATCTTCGGTGTGCCGCTTTAATCCGGCGGCATGTTCTCCGGCATTGGTCCTACTATAGCTAGGATTCATTCCATTAATTTCTAAAATATCATCACGTATACTTTGGTTACGTTTTTCAATGTTAATGACTCGAACAAAACTATTAGTAACTGCGGCAGTATAATAGGCAAAAGGATTGTTTGATTTTGATTCGTCAAACTGAAGACCAATCTGTGTTAGTTGTAAAATGGCCTGTCCACGCATTTCGTCATTGTAAGTGTATCCACGGACATTGCCACGGGTAGCATAACGCTCACACAGTTTCAAAAACATACGTGCTAGAGTAGGTGTAATTTGTCCGTGATCTTTGTTAAACTTACCAGAGTCTAACGGGCCCTGCCAATGGCTTTTGCCCACACAGATCAATGTGTCATTTTCATCAAACTTCCAATGTTGGAACGCTGGGAAATTGACTCTATCTCGTTTATCCGCTTCACTTTTTGGATTACGTTTTCTAGTAGAGTTAGCAGGAATATGTTCATAGGTCATAATCCTAAAAACCACATCTGTTTTTGCTATTTTTTTGTAATCAACTTCGGTGTCTGCTTGTTTGACTTTTTCACCAGCAGATTTTCTGCGTTCGTATTCTGCGTGTCCTAGTCTTTTTGCTTTAGCCCGTTTTGCTTCTGCAATAGTTCGTATATTGATCTTTTCTACAGTTGGCAAAATAATATCATATTGATGATATTCGGGTTGAGTGTAAGAACTAAAAGAATTTTTACTTCTATGTATTTCTTCTAATAGATCTTTGTTGTTGAGATAGTTAACTTTCATGTTAGTCCTGTTTTGTGCTATTATAAACTATGCACTTAATTTTGTCAACTAAATATGACTAACCAGGAGTCCATATGCCGTCAATATTTGACAGAAATAAAATAGGTGCTAGTATTGCTACACTAGCCAGCGCAGCCAGATCAGTTGGCAACTTGCCAACGTCTAATAGTATTGCGGGCAAATTAAGTGGTGCTCTTAGTAATTTATCAAGAACTGGCAACGTGCTCAGTGCAATTCGAAGTATAACATTGAAAGACAAAGTAGAAACCAGCGGATTATTTAAAAACGCATCAGCTTCTTTTGGCACAACTGATTGGCGTGTGCAAGTTAGCGTGCCTCCTATACCTGCGTTTACTGGTTCACCTGTATTGGCTCCTTTAAAAAATGCCGGCGGCGCAATTTTTCCTTATACTCCAACATTGAGAATCAGCAACTCTGCTAACTACGAATCAATGAAACCGTTGCATCAAAATTTTGGATTCCACAGCTTTGTCAACAGCCAAGCTGACTCAATACAAATACAGGCTCCGTTTTATGTTGAAGATGCTGTTCAAGGTGCATATTGGATTGCCATGGTTCATTACTTTAGATCAATGACAAAAATGTTTAGTGGAGAAGATGACCTGGGTGGAAATCCTCCGCCTATTGCATATTTCAACGCATATGGTGAATATGTTTTTAAAAATGTTCCGGTAGTGGTGACAGCATTCAGCGTTGATCTTGGCAATGACAGTGATTACATTTCTGTTGATCCATCAGCATCGGCCAGTCTTACAAATGCCTACGGTGCGGCACCTGCATCAGCCTTTAACACAGTTACGTCGTTGGTCAGTGCAGTGAATCCCAAAGCCGGTGCAGCATTGGCAGTGGCAAATGGAATAGGAAAAGCTGTATCAGGAATCGCAGGTAGTTTTAGAAATCAATTAGCTAATGCCGGATCTGGAACACAAGGCGGAAAAACATATGTGCCAACAAAAAGCACAATGTCTATTACACTACAACCGGTATACAGTAGAGACAGTGCAAGATCGTTTAGCCTTGATAAATTTGTCAAAGGCGATTATGTTAAAAGCGGGCAAGGATTTATCTAATGGCATCTAACACACTATACGCAAATACTAGTCCATGGTCGGCAACAAAGATAACAAAAAATTATCTTGATATTTTACAAATTAGACCAGTGGCTGCTGAACAAGATGATTATCTTTACACCATTGAACCACAGTATACATATAGACCAGACTTATTAGCATTTGACTTATATGGGACATCTAAACTATGGTGGGTGTTTTCACAAAGAAATTTAGATATTATTCAAGATCCAATTTTTGATTTTGTCCCAGGCACGCAAATTTTTATTCCTAAAAGATCGGGACTAGTTTCTATACTGGGAATTTAATATGCCAAATTTTGAACTTTTTAAATCCGGAGCAACATCTCTATCCACTGCTGCTAAAAAAGTAGTAGGTGATACTTCATTGGCGTCCGGCCTCGGTCTTAAAGTTGATGTTAATGCCTTGGGTGGCCAACTAGGAAATCAATTAGCTGCAACAGCTGGCCAACTAGCCGGAAATCTACCTGGCGTTTCTGGACTATTAAGTAATTTTAAATCTGACTTAAAAATTAATCTTGGCAATGTTAATTCTGCCGATGAAGGCAAAAAAGTAAAAAATATCATTGCAGGCGGTAAACCACCTTTTCCTAACATCTTAAGTCAGTTTGCCAGTTACAATTATATTGTGACACTTTCTTGCCTCGATGATGAAAGTTTAAATTTTCCAGATTCAACGTATAGAGCTGGACGCTTTAATACTTTAATATTGGCCAGTGGATCGATCAACCCAGAGAACAGAGTTAATACGGCATTTGGCAAATTTGATTTCTTTATGGACGATATCAATATAGTTCATCAGTGTGCATTTAGCAAAGACAGCGGCAATACAAACATGATGGGATTTAAATTCAAAGTTATCGAACCATACAGTATGGGTATTTTTCCACAGGCCATGCAAAAGGCAGCATTAGAAGCGGGACATCCTAGCTATCTAGGAACTGCACCGTTTTTATTAACCATTGATTTTTCCGGACATACTAATGATACATTGGCTAAGTCCTTGCCTAAAGAACGCAGATTGTTTCCATTTACATTAATGGATATGACTGCCAGAGTAACCGCCAAAGGCACTGAATATGAAGTAACAGGCAACCCTTACAATTATCAAGCGTTCAATGCAGGCTTTAATACTATTCCTCATGATACTACTATTAGCGGGCAAACAGTTCAGGAGATGTTGCAGACTGGAGAGAAAAGTCTGCAACGAGTATTAAATGATTACCTAGTTCAACGTGCTAAAGAAAACAACGAAGAGCCAGATGAAATTATCATCATGTTTCCAGAAGACCCATCTTCTCCGTTGCCTTCTTCTAATGAAACAATAAACAAGGCTACTAAAAATCCCAAAGGTGGCGGCAGTGGCGGTGATATCTACGACAGATTAAAACTTAAAAAAGGCACTGGTAAATTAAATCAAACCTATGTTCAAGAAGAAGGAGCAGTGAACAGTGTTGGTAAATCCAGCATGGGATTCTCTTCAACTCGAGCAGGCGACAGTCCTTTTGGCAAAGACAATGCAGTCTATGATGCAGAAAAAGGAATATATCAACGAGGCAATTTACAAATTGATGTAACAACCAGCGATTTTAGATTTTTACAAAGCACAGATGTTACCAATGTTATAAATCAAGTTATCATAATGAGTAACTATGCTAAACAAGCACTACGTGACGGACAAGTTGATGATGCTGGCATGCTGCCATGGTGGAGGATTGACCCACAAGTATATCAAGGATCTAGTTATAAAAATTTAGGAAAGACAGGACGTAAACCACAACTTATAGTCTATAGAGTTGTTGCGTATAAAGTTAATGCTAGTGTATTAATACCACCAAACTCGGCACCACCAGGTATTCAGCAACTTAAAAAAGAATCTATTAAAGAATACAATTACATCTATACTGGAAAAAATACTGAAATTATTGATTTTCAAATTACCCTGAACAATACTTTTAGAAAAGCAGTAGCGGCTGATGGATACAAAGATTCGGCTGATGTAAAGCAAGCTAAACAATCAGGACAAGATGCTACAGAAGAAGCGAAAACTGCAACCGAAGATACAGGATCAAATAATCCACCACCTAACGCACAACCAAGACAGGTAGTAAGGAATGTTACTAAGACTTCTACTGATGGTAGAGGCACTGGTGGAACAGAAGATATTTCAACACGTCTAGCAAGAAACTTTATGGATGCTGTCACTGAAGGTGCTGACATGTTAGAAACAACATTAAAGATACACGGGGACCCGTATTTTTTAGGTGATAGCGGCATTGGAAATTATACCAGCCCCGAAACAAATTATAGAATGATTAACAGTGACGGTAGCATGAACTATCAAAATACAGAAGTTTATATCACTGTTAATTTTAGAACACCAACAGATATAGATCCCACTAAGGGAACGTATAATAGTATCAATGGCAGCGGTGAACTAGTGCAAGCATACAGTGGACTGTATAAAATACGCCAGGTTGAAAGTAATTTCAGTGGCGGAAAATTTACTCAAACTTTAGATTTAATGAGACAGACTAATCAAGAACTAGTTGGAAAAGTTCCAGAAGTTGCAATGATGAAAAATCAAGAAGCAGGCCCAACAGTAGATGCTTATCTAGAAGATGAAGATGGTAGTCAAGCCATTGCCGCTATAGAAGCTGCGGCTGCAGAAGAATACCCTAACGGAGCACCAAGTCTATCAGACCAAGAAATTGCAGCAAACAATGCATCTCTTGGAGATTTTAACGGATAATTATGGCAGAAGAAACAAGACAATCAGTAAACGCAGCCGACGACAGTAGTCCTGGTCCATTTTTAGCCAGGATTGTAAGCCATCTTGATCCTTATTATATGGGAACATTAGAAGTTGAATTACTACATTCTTCCGGAAATCAAAATTCTAAAGAAGGCCAAATTCATCAAGTCAAATACATGAGTCCTTTTGCCGGCATTACCAGTGTTGCGTATATTGATGAAAATAATGATTACAACAGCACACAAAAAAGTTATGGCATGTGGATGGTCCCACCTGATGTAGGATCAACAGTTGTAGTATTTTTTATCAGCGGTAAAGGATATTGGTTCGGCTGTATCATGGACCCTAACATGAATTTTATGGTTCCCGGTTATGCCGCAACTTCTTATCAAGTTGACGGTGAAGAAGAACGTGTGCCAGTAGCTGAGTATAACAAAAAAGCCAATGATGTCAGTGCTAGAGATACTACGCAAATTCCTAAGCCAGTTCATACTCCACTGCAAACTGTATTCACAACACAGGGATTGTTAAAAGATGACGTCAGAGGTATAACAACTAGTAGTGCCAGACGAGAAACTCCTAGTGCAGTATTTGGA